TCCAAACTTCTTTAGGTTTTTCTGCTTTTACAACAATAGCCTCAGTTAAAGGTTTCCATATCTTATTACCATCTGGGTTACATGGCGGCAGAGCTCCAACATTAGGTCTTATTGCTACCCATGGTTTATCACCATGAAATATTATATCATCTGTTTTATAAGGATGATTTTCGTCCCATGTTCCTTCCCATCTTAATGGACTGGCAGACTGCGGTGTTTGAGCAGGACTTGGGCTTGCTAAAGTTTGCGGTGGTAAACTATTATGTCCATTTATAGCTGTTGCTACACTTATATTTTCTATTTCTAAACTTCGTAAAACACTATATGTATACAAATAGTCATATGGACTACGAGTAGTAATACCTGTAGTATCTGCAAGCACACGCAGATGTTCTGCTACAACCCTAATACGATCTGTATTAGAATCAATTCTTTCATGATGTCCTGCTATCTTTGTTAACATTTCAGCCATTGTGCCTTGATGTACTTTCATTACATCACTATTATCAGCAAGACGTCTTAACTCATTTAATATGGCAATATGTGTAACATTATGTTGATGAAATTCACATATGACTTCATCAATATGGGCACTATAATCAATTTCAATATCAGTTAATGTAAAAGAAAATGATCCTTCCCCACTAGCAGATCCACCGCTTGTTACACTTCTTTGCGCTGCTGATCCTACACGACTACAGGAAGGATCTAAAGGTGTAGTGCCTGGAGATGGACCAGGTGGTCCAGGTAAACCTTGTGTTCCTTTAGGACCCTGTAAGCCTTGTAGACCTTGAACATCTTCAGGACCCACTCCTCCTGGGAAACCACCTACTCCTCCACCAAAACCATTTCCAAATGGACTACATTGATTTGCCATTATTTACCTACCATAACTTCTACAACACCTGTAGCTTGATCCAAATTGGTTAAGGCCAAACCTAAACAGTGTAAGTTGTTATTTTTTTCACGTTGACCCATTACATATCCTCCACCTGCGCTATATATAAAATCACCTTTATTTATAGGCCCAAGGGCTTTGGCTGGTACTCTTCCCTGTAGAGTTATAGCTACTACATGTTCACCTTCACACGCACTATTCATCAAATATGATGGTGATGTACTAACAATTCCTGCTATTCGTTGACCAGTGTTATCTGCTAGAGTAACTTCTTGATCTCCACCCACCATTAGTACAGTACCTGGTGGATAGGCTGCATCTGCTACATAGTTTTCTGCCAAGTCACTATATCGAGCAGCAGCAGCCTGTACAGAAAGTACATTAGTCTGGGTATCGATACTAAAATTGGTTGAAGTTCGTGCTGTTTGAAGTGATCCAACTCCTCCTACTAATACCGGATAATATGTCCCCGTCGTTACAGATGCCGCATTTATTATAGTGCTTGGTCCAGCTGTTCCCTGTATACCTTGGAACCCTTGAGTACCTTGGGTTCCTTGAGTACCTTGGATTCCTTGAATACCTTGGATTCCTTGAATACCTTGGAACCCTTGAGTACCTTGGATTCCCTGTATACCTTGGAACCCTTGAGTACCTTGGAACCCTTGAATACCTTGGGTTCCTTGAGTACCTTGGAATCCTTGAGTACCTTGGATTCCTTGAATACCTTGGAACCCTTGAGTACCTTGGATTCCCTGTATACTTTGGATTCCCTGTATACCTTGGAACCCTAGAGTACCTTGGAACCCTTGAATACCTTGGATTCCCTGTATACTTTGGATTCCCTGTAAACCTTGGATTCCTTGTAATGGGGGAGATATAAATAAAGCCATATTTTAATTCTATTTTACGAAGTCTGAGCGTCAAACCAACAATTGGGTAGGCCTATAGTTAAGGAGCTCAAAGTGGAACTATTGGTTACCGTAATACCAGTATTAAATCTCCTTCCATAAACTCCCCAGTCAAAACTAAAATTACTATTAGGAGGTACAATAAAGGTTAATATTGGTGTCGCACCTTGTAGAGGTACGCTACTAGTATTGTGTATTTGTATAAACTGAGGGCTTGAATGATTATTATATCCGTTTAACATATATAAATTACCTGCGCCTGCTTTTATTACAAGAGCATTTGCTAACGCACTTGTGGTGGTATTGTTTAATAGAATATTAATATCCTTGATAGATACATCACCAATATCTACACCGTCATTGGCTGCTAGTTTTCCAATAGCGTTAGTTCCAGCATTTAGACCTACATTTCCTATAGAATTAGTTCCAGTAACTAAACTTACTGGAAGTGTGTTTATTACGCTGGTTCCATCACTAAGTCTAACATGTACAGGCGTAGTAACTGGTGCATCTACTGTTAAACTACCACCTGCATCAGCCACATGTAAGGCTCCATTTAAAGTAGTCCAAAGCCTTGCTGCATCTCCGTCTGCAACTGCTGTAGGTGCTGTGCTATTAGCAAAACCGCCATTCATTACTACAGTTGTTCCTGCTACGCCATCGTGTAGATCATCTGCTGCAAGATTAGCAGTTGTAATTGAAGTAATAGTGCTTAAATTACCACTAACAGTTACTCCATTTAAAATATTTGCATCAACTGTTCCAATATTAATTCCACTATTAGGTGCTAATTTACCAATTACATTATAGCCTTCTGGTAAACTATCTCTCAAACTTGTAACTAAAGCAGTTTCAAGAGATGCAGCTGAACCGGTTAAAGAAGTGTTCCCAGGGGTGGTCGTGAGAGATGAATTATTTAAATTAATTAAAGTAAATGTATTACTACCATTAGTAGCACTAATTTTGTAAGTTGTAGGACTATTATAACCAGAAATGCTACCTGGATTTACTGTACCTGATAAGGTAATAAATTGCCCAACTATCATTATTGAATTTGTAGGTGCACAACTAAATTGACCACTTGTTCCTGTTATCTGTATAGATGTTATGCTTGCAATAGAATCAGCCTTGTTTCTTATGTTAATTTCGTTACCACTGGTACCCTGTAAAAGATTGACTTTACCAATTATATTTGTACCTGTAGGTAATGCAGCGTCAAGGGTAGCTAGAGTATACAACCTTCCTGTACTATTAACTTTTAGGTTACTGTAATTTCCATCAGCAGTGGTTGTTGTAGCTATATTATCCTGTCTTATTGCTCCCGCTAAAAATAATGATTGACCACCAGCAGCTGGGGCAGTAGCATCTTCTATATAAACTTGATTAATATCAATCTTACCAATAGTATTAGAGCCGGCATTTAAATTTACTTGACCAATAGTATTAGAGCCAGCAGGTATTGATGCATCTATTGTTGCACTTGTATATAATCTCCCTAGTTGGTTAGTTTTTAACCAAGTATAATCACCTGAAACAAGAGAACCAGCAGCTAAAGTATCTTCTCTTACGGCTCCTGCAACAAAAAGGCTAGCTCCAGATGCTGCTGCTGAATCTTGTATGTAGACTTGTTGAACATTAACATCGCTAGTGCTCCCCGTTAATGAAACAGAAATTGTGGGTTGATTTGTGGCTAAGATTACACGTTGTGTACCTTCACTGGCATTACCAGTGTTTACATCCACAAGAGTATTTCTAATCTTAGTTAAATTTGTTGTTGGGTTTGATAATTCTAGCGCCATTAGCTGACCTCTATACCAAATATATTAAATGTTAAAGTATTGCCAGTCGCAGCTTTTGCTCTAATTTTATCTCCAGGACCTAATGTTATACCTATAGTCACTGCAAATGTAGTTTTAGTATCAATTTCTTGATCGTAAAAAAGGTATTGCTTAATTGAATCTAATTCACCATTTGCGGCCACTGATATTCTAAAGTTAGTTAAACTTGCTGATAAGTTACATACAGTGATAGTACTTATGGTGGCCATAGTCTGTGCCGGCACAGTATATATATCTGTTAAATTAGTATTTGCTGGTGCTGCTTGGCCTAATATTTTTAATTGTTCTGACATATTATACTCCCATAAAGGCGAATGTTCGTATCCAAGTACTACCACTGGTCATTATTTTGCCTGCTTGACTACTTAGTTCCTTTCCTAATACTTTATTTTCACTTAAAACTGTAGTATTATTAATCATAAAAGTTTTTGTTGCTGCCAGATCCATATTTTCACTACTAGTCCATGCACCTGTAACTTTACTCCAAGTCAGTGTCTTATTTACCGAACTCTTAATGGTTAATCCACCGTTATTGGCAGTATCATCTGAAGCACCACCAGCATTAAATCTCACAGTTCCAGATGTTGGTAAAGTTGTACCTATTACCGTAAACTGTGTAGCACTATCAACACTTAAAATCTTGCTATCATTTCCAAACAAACCAGGTTGACCAGCCACAGTGACCTTAGTAATAGTCATTCCTGGTATCAATCCTGTGGTTCCTAAGTTAGATAGAGGAATAGTTACTTCAGTGGTTAAACTGCCCCCACCTGTATAGTTTATTACACCCTCTCTATTGAATACAGGTTCTACACTACCTAATTCAATATTATTATCATCCATTTTGATATCGTATGCATTCAATGTGCTTTTAGCACCCGATACAGTAATATCACCATTAACAGTAAGACCAGATAATAATAAGGTGCTGGACCATTCTGGTTTGGAACCATCTGCTTTAACCTGGAGCACATTAAAAGGATCTGCAATTGGAAGTAGGTTTAATATACTATCTGTAGAGGCATACAACATATCACCTGCGGTATAAGTCGATATATTTGTTCCACCTTTGTTTACAGGTTGTATAGTATGATTACTACTTTCCAAATAATAGGCGGCATTATTATTATCCAATTGACCTGCATTAACAACTAAATCCTTTATGGTAACTTGCCCTAAACCTGTTCCTGAACCAACCGCAAATTGATCACGATTAAATCTAGCTACACCTAAATTAGTCCACTGAAATCCATCTGGACTGGCTCTAGTTTCTGATCCATCAACTACATCTACATCTACACTAACAGCATTGGTATATTCAGCTATATTATTTGCATTGGTTTTAAAGCTACCTAAAAGTATAATAGCACTATCATTTGGTTTATAAATGTTTTGTACCACAGGTGCATAAACACTATCGCCTCTTAAAAACGTAGTATTGTTTGCCGCCAAACTACCTAATCTACTTGGACTTATTACACCACTAATAATATTATTGGCAGCAATATTGTTGGCACTTAGTCCACTCCAGTTAGCATATTCCTTAGAACTCGTGTTGATGGCACCGTCAACTCTAATATTGAGCCTAGTTAATACCATCGTGCCTGTTGGTTTGTTTTGTATATCCTTAGCTTCCGTTACTACACCGTCAAAACTATTATCTGCATCAATTTTATCATCGTGTAACGTAAAACTATTTGTTGTAACAGATCCAACATAATAAACTTGACCTGATACAAACCCTACAGGCAATGCTGTACCAGTAATTTTTAAAGCTGTTCCTTTTAAATATCCGTGTCCTGCTAAGAATATGGTATTCCTTTTCAAATCAATATTAGATACAATTAGCTTTTGAGTTCCTTGTCCTGAAAGGTATAATATTACTCTCTCCTGTGCCAATAAGGTATAATTTGTATACAACTGGATTGTATTGGAATCAATATACTTTACATAATATACCTCATCTGCCTGTGGTCCTTGCAAATTCCCACCTATCTCAATTTGACCAATAGGATCATACAGTACAGGATCACCATCTATCAATCCATGATTTGGTATAGTAATAGTATCAACACCAGGGGTTGTGTTTACACCTTCATTAGCATCAAAGGAAATTTCTATTGACCCTGTTTGATTTATTGACACTGTGGTTGCATTTGCATCTTGAATAAAATCTTTTAAATCTGGGTCTTGAGTATTACTAAACTTAACACCGCCCACGTTATTAATATGCAGCCTATTTTCTATCTTAAGTACTGGTATTTGGAATCCACCTACACCTTCATTCTGTAGTAGAATAGTGGCACTTAATACCTCTCCTAGTATATAACCAGTACCTCCAGATGTCATTTCTACTGAATCTACTTTGTTATCACGTACTGTTAGCGTAGCCTTTGCACCAGTACCAGCACCAGTTAAACTTTGTAAAGGTACATTTTTGTAAACGTTATCAATATAACCTGTTCCGCTTATTTTATTAACATTATCAACCTGTACTATTACACCAAGTTCTAGTCCAGTGGGTTCATAATCTTCACTATTAATATAACCTTGTGCCTTAGTTATAGCACCAGTTACTGGATTTATACCTGCAAAATTATATGTCTGTGTAGTATCTAACAATAGCATTTGACTTGGTAATATTTCAGTAAGTACATAGTTGCTTGACTGATTAACTAAAATAGGACTAATAGTTGGTATGCCTGGGGTGGTATTTAAGGAATAAGTTCCCACCCCCTCTATGATTAAATCATCAAAATTATTAAATAGAATTTCAAAGGTTTTATCAATACTTGCGATTGTTATTACGTTTTGTTCAATCACATTACCTAGAAGATAACCACGGGCGTTAGTGTTGTCCTGTACAATTAAGGTAAGATCATCCGCAGTTATGGTAGAATTTAAGTAAACATCTATGGTGCTATAATTTTCTGTGCTAATGTCAGCAGGTAATACATTACTGCTTGGCACAGTGTCTTTAAGTGCGAGTCTACTACCATATCCATTAGTTTTCCATATAAGAAAGGCTCTAATTGGTGGTATTACATCTGCGTTTAATAAACCTAAACTATTCAATTGTGGTATAGCACCTGCAAGGTTATTGGTAGTAACTTCTCTATCTAAAAATGGACTTAATTTATTTTGAATAAAGCTACGAATAGCTTTTTGAGTGCTGATCCTTGAATCTTTTGGACCTCCTGGTTCACTATCGCCAAGTTGTATATCAATACTGAATTCTTCAATAATAATGTCGTTAATACTCAGTTTCAGTGCATCCAGTTCACCAATACTCACAGTGTTGGTAAAGGTTACATTACCAGTCTTGTTTTCTGCTTTAATGAAATCCCCAACGAGAAAGTCACCTAATTCATTAGTGCCTGAAGTATATACACGACCTGGTAAGTCACTGACCTGTTGATATTCTACTCTAGTAACACCACCATTCTGTGGTAGTGCATTATAATCTATGCCACTTCCTGCATATTCCCAAGTATGACTGCTGCTATTACAAATACTGGGTCTGTGAAGCCATATCTGTTTTGTAATTAATTGTGACTTATTCTGTATTATGGCACTGCCAAATGTGCTGCCAACTTTAAATGTGGCACTGTAATAATCACTGATATTGACTACATTAATTGGAGTAATACCACCAATTACTGTGCTATCATCACTATGATCTCCAGTTATAATACTAGTGAGTAGGAAGCGAGGACTTTGAGCAGCTATATCAATAGCAACGATAAGTTCTTTGGTAGTTTTATCCCAACTTAAAACATATGCAAGATTAGTTACGCTTAACGATCCAGTTTGAGTCGTAGCAGAAATCAATCTTCCAGGAATAAATGTGTAGCTATCAGAGGGCAATGTTAATTTTTGGAATACTTTGTGATAGGTTAATAAATCATCAATAAAATATTCTATTACATTTTTAATTAGTCTATGTGTTCCTATACCTACACTCAAGATATCAGCTCGTTTACTCTTGCTTTCATCTGTAAATAATCTAATTGTATTCGCATTTAAAACTTCTACATAGTAGGACTGTTCATTGTCCAAACCAGGAATGTCATTGTTACCGTTATTACTATAGACTACTTTTTGCATATTAGCTAGTCCGTGGATTGGAATCAAAAGAGTATCATTGATAATATCTACGTTAGCAGCATTAAATGGTACTATATCATTAGGATTAGTAATTATATGATTATTAGTAATATCACCTATATTGGTAATTTCTACAATTGGTGGTGCTGTAGTTGGATCATCTAGCACATTGATAAGGAGGTTAAATTTGGCCGCTACAATAGGGGCATGTCCTGTTGATGTTACTAAAGGTAAAGTAATATCACGTAGTCTATTAAATGCTGCTATATTTTGTTCCTTCTGCAAATTCAATGTAATACTGTTTGCTTCAGAGTAGGATAATGCGGCTTCAATTAATTTGCTATTACCACCTGACAATGTATCATAAGCCACAGCTTCAAGTACTATTTTTGCATCGCGCAAACATTTAGCTTGATTATATATAAATTGGGTAAAAAATGGACTAGTACCATTAGTTATTTGATCATTTATCCAACTGATAAGGTCATCAGCTAATTCTTCTTTATTCGCATTAATTAAATCATAGGCCTGTTTATATGAAGGTTCTCTAAAACGTGTAACATAATGTGGATTTGGTAGTTCTTTAAAACCAATCGCTGTAATAACATCTTGACCTAAAAAGCTACTAATTGACGTAATAAATCCTCTATTGAAATCAAAAGCATTTGGGCTATATCCACTAGCACGTAGAGCGTACTGGCCAAAGTTTGTAGCACTATTAGTTATACTTAAATATCCACCACTTTGACAGTAACTACCATTTAAACAGAAGATTTGGAAACAACTTACTATTTGAGCATAAGCATCATTTATCACACGCCAACCTGTACCACCAAAACTCAACATAGTAAAGGCGTTGGCAACCATTGACTTACCTTGTTGTGGTATTCCTGGTAATGTGTTATTAACTAATTCTGCTTCAATAGCGTTTTGTGGTCTGTTAGGAACCTTGACTTTATTACCGTCTACTAATACACCATTGCCACCTAAGAAACTAATAATACTACAATTTTGTACATATGGACTAATGGTTATAATTGGTTTAATTGTAGGTAGATTTATGTAGCCTGTTCTTGATGTATAGATGTCAGTAGCATCATCAAAGGCCACAGCATAATTAAAAGTGAATACAGGTTTGCCATCTACATTTAGAGCATCCCTAAAAGTAATCTCTGTAAAATAACAGCCATTACGCACACGCAGCATATCCTTACCGTTATTTAATGGTCTGATATTACAGGCACGTAGACCAGCTCCGACTACACTCACATTATCTGGAATAATAATCGGATTATCCTCATAGTATTCACCACTAGCAACTGCAATCACTATTCTCTTGCCATTTACTTTGCCTGTAGCATCATAAACTTGTCCGCTAGCAATTTGTAGAGCACGTTTAATAGTTTTAACTGGTCTATTTATACCATCATTAGCATCATCACCATTTTCCGCACTAACAGCAACCTGACCGCCACCAAACAAGTCTGCACTGACAAATTCAAGTTTATCTCCATTTGCATTAAAGGCTAGTACATTACCATCTATACCTTTAACAGCAGGTAGAGTTAACGTATAACTTTCTACAAATGAATCAGGTGCTTTAAAACCTACGTAAGTGTTACCTGCGTCCGTGCTTTCTTTAAACCTAATTTCTCCTTGATTTTTTACCACTAATTGTTCTACTTCTACATCTGTGGCTCTTATTGTACTAGGTGTAGTATAACCTATTTTAGTGTCATCTATATTGCCACCATTAATATCTACAGTGGCTAATGTACTCAATCCAGTTACTGCAAGTGTCCCTTCTACAGTTTCATTGCCTTCTACAGTAAGATTATCTACACTAATATCATTTGTTGTTATATTTCCTGAAAATTGGCTAGTACCTGTGACTTGGAAATCTCCTCCTACATTAATATTAGCAGTAGTTGTAATGTTAGCAGCATCAATATCACCAACTACACTAACGTTGCCTGTAACACTTAGATCAAGCATCTTAGTGTTTGCGTAGGAGTCGTTTATACCAAACTCCCAAGTATCAGTTGGTTCACTCCATTTTATCCAAGAACTATGAGCTAAACCTCTATCTATTTCTATTCCAGCTGTACCAGCAGTTACTCCTGATCCTGTTTCACCTTTGTTTAATATTATTGTATTGGCTTTAATTTCAGTATTAGTTGTCTTTAGATACGTTAGGGATCCTTCAACCGTGAGATTTTGTGTTACCGTCAAATTACCTAATATATTAGAATTCTTATCTATGGTTACGTCATTTTTAATTTTGGTAGTACCAGTTGCAGAGCCAATCTCAAGATTTGTAGCTGCTCCTGCAAAATTAATTGTAGTGGCCGTATCATCCAATAATTTGAAAATACCACTCGTAGTATTTAAATATCCGCCATTTGCTTCTATAATACCACTTACACTAACTTTACCATCTAACGTAAAGTTACTTTTACCTAAAGTAGAATCATAAGTTGCTTGTAAGGTTTTGCTATTAATAACTAAAGGATCAGTTGACGTATGGGTACTAATGATAATACCGCCATTGGTACTTGAAATTGTGTTTCCATTAATATTAATATTGTCAATGTCAATAGAGTCAGTTGTCACAGTTGTTGCGTCAACATTACCAATTAAATTACCTCTAACATTGCCAAAATATTCAGCAGCCAAATAAGTAGAAGCATCGGTTGGTCCACCTGTTCCTGGATCCAAGATAGTAGTTGTTCCATCCTTAGCTTTAACAACGCCTATAAAAAAGGCATTTTTTCCATCAGTACCATTTTCTAATACTTTTACACCATTAGAAGCTAATATGTCTCCAGTTGACGATCCAACAATAATACCCTCAAATTGCCCAATAAAAACTTCTGTTGCAATAATAGTCGTTCCCACTATCTTTGCAGGAAGATTATCACCTATTATGACATTATCTAATCTACCACCGTTAACTTCTATATTTGAAAATGTACTAATTTGATTACTTGTTATATTACCTGCAACATTACCTATAAATTGAGCAGGAGCGTAGTCTAGATCAGTAGGTAAATTTCCTGCACCATTTTCAAATACCTTTCTTGAACTATTATTTGCATAGATATCACCTTTGAAATCACCAGCTATGTTACCAATTAACTTGCCATAAAAAGTAGCCTCAATACCATCAGCACTATTTTCGATTATTTTAGTTGTGCCGTTTTGAGCATATACATCCCCAACTAAGTTGCCTTGTAATGTTCCTTCAAATTTATCAGTGGCAGTTATTACAGTACCTTTTATAGTAGTTGGTGTATTAGATCCAATAATAGTTCCATCAATAAATCCACTATTGGTAGTAAGGTTTGAAAAGAAACTACCACCAGGACTATTAATATTGCCATTAATATTTCCTATATATAGTGCAGGAACTCCTGAACCACCAGTATCTAATATTCTAGATCCTGTGCTATTAAAAACATCACCTATGAGATTGCCATATACTGTACCTTCTACATTGCCAAATATTTTATCGATAATAGTTATTCTGTTACCAAATATTTCTTCTGCATTTATTTGCCCGCCAATGTTTAAATCACCGCTTACACCCATCCCACCTTGCACAACTATAGTTCCATTATAAGGATTAGTACTTGGTATATCTGCAGTAAACAATGCTTGTATAACAATGGTATATTCTTCTGCGGATATCTCAGTAGTGGTTTGGCCATTGTTTACAAAATATATTTTGTCTCTATCATTTGCTTGTGCACCAGTTTCTATATAAGTATTAGAATTTATTCTGCTTAATCTACCTTGCAAAAGAGCATAATCTAATTCTGCCCAACGTCCTACACCGTTACCAATTTTAAAATTTTTATTTGATAGATCTATACCTAATTCGCCTTGTGCTAATATAGGATTTATTTCTTCCCAATTAGCTTGAATGTCTCGTCTTAGTTGAATCCTTCTCGTCATTCTGTTCTCCAGCGATACATTTGAAGACAAGCTCCAAATCGCTTAATACACTATTTATTTAGAACAGTTTGATATAAAAATGCTCTATCCTAGAGCTATCCCTGAGGTTTTACTAAGATATTGTTTGGCTACATCGCTACTTGTGCGTGATATAGTAATGATACTAGCTTTTGTTATAGCATAGTCTTCATCTGGATTTACAGTGAACATGTAAGGAACCATCCCCATACCCTGTGGGTTCATCATTAGCACATTAGGTTTGCTTAGATAAAAATATCTATCATCTTCACGAACATATCGACCTAATATTTCTTCTCCACTACTAACCTTTAGGCTTATGACTTCATTTTGTGTAAACGTTTTTTCAAATAGCATGGTAATCTCTTGTTTGGAAATATAAAGCTAATTCTTGATACCCACCAATATATTCATCATTTATTAATATTTGTGGAACTGTTCTAGCAGTAGGAACTACTTCAAGCAATTCTTCTTTAGTCCATCCATCACCTATTTTACGTTCCTCAAAGTCTATACCTTCCCTCTGTAAAAGTCTTTTGGCTTGGTCACAATAGGGACAGTGATACTTACTCCATAAAACGGCTTTCATGTGTTTTCCTTTCTAAATTTGTGGAAGTTCATCATAATTTATCGTATCGCTCATAACACCAATAACATAATTAGTTGATTCATTTTCTTGTAAGGCTGTTTGTTTCTTACTGGTATCGCTGTGTTTGTTAAACCATGGAATAGGATTAGTCTTAATATTAGTATAATACTTTATCCCTATTTCTTTTAATGATGATGTTGCAGTATAGTCAACAAAGTCTTTTAGAATATTTGCATTAAGTCCAATTACAGGACCACATTTAAACAAATAGTCGGCCCAGGCTTTTTCTTCACGGATTACATCCATATACATGGCGTAAACTTCTTGTTCACATTCTACTTTAGCCTGAGCGAATCTGCCGTCTTCCTTGACAACCTGATTTATCAGCCAACCTGTCCATCCCTTGTGTAATAATTCGTCCTGTAGAATAAGACTGATAATATTACCATTACCAATAAAGATTTTATTTTCTACCATGGCTAGACTTGTTGCAAAACTTACCATAAAACGTATGGCTTCTAGTGCGTAACTGGCGTTCAGTGCTAGCCAAATAGCTTTAATGTGTGCTTGCTCTTTAACCGAACCCTCAAGTTCTTTTTCACAGTTAATCATGTGTAACTGTTCATAATATCTGCCAATGCCTGAAGCCATATCCACAATCTCTTTTGTATCATGAATAGTATTAAACACATCTTTAGGCACATTGTAGATATTACGAATAATATGACTGTAACTGCGACTATGAATGTTAGTTTCAAAAAAGGTCCAATTATAAACCAATGCTTCTAATTCTGGCAAACTTACTACTGGGGTGAATATTTGACTAGGGGCCCGTCCTTGTAGGCTATCCAAGGCTGTTTGTCTTAATAGGTTACTGGTAAAAATATGTTTGACTGCTTCGCTTGCATCTTTAAAATCCTGCGCATCTTTAGATAGGGTTATTTCCTCCGGAACCCAAAAAAAACCTCTAGCTGTTTTTTCATAGTCGGCTATTTTATTATACTTGACTTCTTCAAATCTTTGTATAACCACCTGGCCAGCCGGATCCAAAAACATTTTTCTATTTATATAGTCTGTCTTTGTGTGTAGATCATATTGTTGTTTGCTCATAATATACAGGAATCACATTCCTCCTCCATTTTTATCTCTGTGTAATTTATTTTACTTTCTTTGCTGGAACCACTAGTATATTTTATATCTGCTTTGGCTCCTTGTTTATCAATCAAACTATAATAAAATGTCTTGATGCCCCAGATATGTGCTTGCAAAAGGTTTTTCGCTATCAACGTACTAGGTACTTTACGATCAGGAAAATGCCTAGGCGAATAAAAGGTATTTGTACTTATACTCTGATCCACATAGGCTGCTAATACTGCTGCTGTTTTAAGGTATCCTATACAATCGGTTTGTTCCCACATTAATTGATATTTATTTTTAAGTTTATGATACTCTGGGACGACCTGTGTAAACGATCCTGCTTTACTTTCTTTTGTACTTATAAGACTCATTGGTAGTTCAATACCATTAGTACTATTAATTACCACGCTACTGGATTCAACAGGAGCAATGGCCATTAGTGTAGCATTGCGCACACCGTGCTGTTTCATTTGTTCACGCAATGGTTCCCAATCAAGTTCTGGAGTAAAGTTTGTTAGTTCATTTACTCCTTTGGCTCTACGTTCCCAAGGAAATATGCCTCTACCATAATATGTTAAATGACTGTCCTTACAGGCACCACGCTCTTTGGCTAGTTCAACTGTAGCTTCAGTTAGATAGAATGCTTGGTGTTCCATCCAACTTTTTACTTCTGCAAGAGCATCCTTATCACCGTACTTTAGGCTACGTTTAGCGTGCCAGTAGGCCAAGTTTGTGACCCCAATGCCTAATGGCTGTATTTCATCATTACTTAATTTACTTTGTATACTTAAAAAGTCTTGATAATCAAGTATGTTACATAGGCTGCGCTGCAAAATGCGGCAGGCACGACGCATGTCTTCAGGATTACGGAAACTGCCCCAGTTAATTGATCCCAAGGTGCATAAAGCTATTCTACCTTTGGGGTCATTAAGACTTTTAAATGGGAGTGTGGGCAGCAGAATTTCACAGCATAAATTACTTTGATATATGGGATGATGTAAGGAATCAAATGGGCCTTGATTCAATACGTTATCAATGAACACAAGGTATATACGTCCTGTATCAGTTCTTTCCTTAAGTATGCCTCCCTTAAATACTTCCTCGGCACTCATGGTCTTTTTACGAAGACCTGGTGTATTCTCATATTTGATATATAATTCTTCGAATAACTGAGTATCTCTATAAAATGCTTCATAGAGATCTGGCACCTGGTTAGGATCAAAGAAGGTTATGTTTTTTTGTTCTCTGAATCTTCTCCAGAATAAAGCCGAAAGGATAACCCCATAATCCATATGTCGAATCCTGGTTTCGTCGGTTCCTTGATTGTTTTTGAGAACAATAAGATCATCAAACTGATAATGCCAAATAGGATAAAACACAGTGGCACTAGCATTGCGTATTCCACCTTGACTGCAACTCCTTAAATCACCAAACCACTTTTTAAGGAATGGTAGCATGCCTGTATGCATGATTTCGCCACCACGAATAGGACTACCTAATGGTCTGAGGCGTCCTATTTCTAAACCTATCCCAGCACGTTTACTGGCATATTTAGCCATCATCTCTCCGCTGGCAAAAATACTATCAAGATCATCATCGCTACGGATAAGCACACAGCTACTAAATTGTTTTGTAGGAGTGCCAAGCCCAGCGAGCACAGGAGTGGCAAGAGTGAATAACCCATCACTAGCTGCATTATAATATTCCTTTATATAACGCATACGAGCTACATTAGGCTCTTCCTTATGAAATATAGTGGCAGCAGCCACCATATAACGCACCTGAGGAGTTTCGTATGTTTCTTTGGTACTACGATTTTTGATTAGATACTTTTCAATAAATTGCTCAATAGCAGCATAGCTATATTGGAAGTCTTTTTCATGATCAATAAAATCATTCATTTTATTCCAATCAGCTTCAGAATACCATTCTAATAGTTCCTTGGTATATAACCCAGTGGCTACATTCCGTTTAACTATTTCATAGATATGGGGTATTTCCATGCTGCCATATACGTCTTTACGCAGCATATGATACCGCTGTCGGCCAGCCACATATTGATAATTTGTATGTCCAATATCTGGATTTGATTCTACATCAATTAAATCTACAATCGCACGTAGTGTGATTTCATCAATTTCTCTTGTTCTTATACCATCATAAAAATGCGGATTACTTCTAATTTCTATCATACTTTGGCTAACATCTGCAACACCATTACATATTCTACTAACTTGGGCTTGCCACTTTGATAAGTCTAAAAGCTCTCTCTCCCCATTTCTTTTTACCACTGTGATTTTATTCATATTATATTATGCTGTTTTTTTGTGGTGAAAACAATACCTTAACTTAATATTCTATAGGTATATGTTATCGATCCTAACTCTAGATTTGGAAGAAAATTAAGTCTTGATTCTGAGATATTGTACTTATATGATACTTTCACTTGCCATTGATTATTTTGTTGATGCAGCACTGCTTTGAATTCAAAGAATAGGTCTTCATCAGTTATATCACCTAGAGGAGCAGGAACATTTGAGGTCAAGGGATGTCCTAAATAGTCGTATTCATCTATAAATTCTAGCGGGGCTAACGAACTAGCATAATTCCTAGTATCAACTAATAAAGTTAGCTTGCCTTTTCTTAATCTTTTATATTCAATATCATTAGCTAGACTCCGATAAAGATATTCAATTTCAATATTGCAAACTGTGGGCCCTACAAGCGGTGTACTACTTTTAGGAACTGGAAATCTAAAAAGTTCCTGATCATTTATAGAATATACCATATTTAATTTATAAGTAAAGTTATTTTCGTAACTGCCATAACCTGTAACTTCACTAACATATGGTATTATGTTTAACGCATCAACTCCTAAAAAGCCTAAATCCTCATGCCTATCACTGTGATCATCTACACTCAAATTATTTGATTCATCAAATTCTATTTGTCCAAATGCTGCTTCAATATTGCCACCAAAATTATTACCTACAGATCTAAAACTGTTTTTACTGCTAACATTACCTGTTCCTTGCCATACTTTAATAGCATGTTTTTGTATATCATTAAAGGTACAGGTTGATATAATATTATTTCTTGGACCGTACTTTTCACCTTCAATAGCAATAACGTTTGGGTTTACATTATAATAACCTAAGTTTACAGCAATTTCATTTCCTTTAAATCTACTATTTCTAATAATGTTATTGACTATATCTCCTCTGCTGCTTATACCATATTTGAATTTTTCTATATTAACATTATTAAAACTATTATTTTTACATGTAATTAATTCTGTTTTGACTTTCATTAAAATGCCTACACTGTCATTCCGCATGATAGGATTTATATCCCTATCCCATGTGCTCTTTATATCTATATTAACAAATTCACTGTGTCTAACGCAATACATGTCAAAACCTGTAGTATTGCTATTCTCAATTTGTAATGTAAAATCATTTAAACTTACATTTTTACATTGATTTAAAAAATCAACTTGACTAATATTATTATTATCATCAACAAAAATAAACGCACTACCAGATCCTAAATATTTGAATATAGTTCTACCTGGACCCGCACCAACTATTTTTGTATAACTATAAATGTAAATTGGATCTTCAAGTTTATAAACTCCAGGACTGAATTCTAATACTGCTCGTCTATCTACAAATCCACCATCCTGTAACGTTTCTTTATATAAACGTCTAATAGCTCTATTAATATCGTCAGAGTCGTTATCTATTCCATCTCCTCTAACATTAAAGGATTTAGCATTTACTCTATCATCTAAACGCTGTTGAATAGTTCTAGTGTAATTACTATTATCTAATGTATTAACTGGCCCATATTTATAGCTACTTATACTAAAAATATTACTTTCTTTCGTTAGAATTTCCACGTTACTCCTATTTTCTGGATCACTGACAGCATAGGTTCCAATGTATAATTGATTGGTATCAATACACCAAGCTAATTCACCTGCTGAAAGTATTATAGGAAGATTTTCTTCTGGTTCAGCATCCTTGATATCACGACGTATTTGAATTTTAGATATTTGCACTACGGCCATGTACTTTCCCCTTATAGGGTATTTATCATAGGCTGGTGTAGTATTGTTCTAGCCTATCAAACCAACGATGACTCCAATGGTCAAAATCATTACTTTCTAAGATAAACTCTTGATATTCAGGTTCGCCCCACTGTCCAGGAGCTATTTCTGGGGGTCTAACGCACATCATAATGACACCTTTACGTATGTCTGTACCATAAACAGCATTATGAGCCAAGGCATAAGCAGTAACCTGCAGATAATAATCATCAATCCACTCTATTTTTTTTGGTTTATTGGTCTGTTTAAAGTCTAATATACTTTGTTCACCCATATGCAAACCTACACAATCAGTGGTGCCCGCATAGAGTTCAGGATAATATACTGGCACTTCGTTACCCCAAATTTCATCTATATTATTAAATCCTTCATTAATTACTTTTTGAGCCATTAAAAGGCTTTGCTGCGCATATGGATTGCTCACTGAATCTTTAAGGCCTTCACCTTTTATATAGCGTTCAATGTATGTATGCATCCTCGTACCACGTGCAGCAGCTTCAGTAGTAATAGCCTGTGCCTGTACATATCCTATACGATCACGCCATTCTTTAAGTGCTTGTTTTGCTTCTTCAGGTTTGGTACGATCTAATATGGTAGTTACGCTGGGAACATTGTGACCATCAGGGCAAGCATATAATCTTTTACCGTTTGATTCATCCCGCTTTAAACTTTTATAAAGATATTTAGGATTGATTAATGACATAATAACCTTATTGTAACATTATTATTAATTTAGTCAACGTCTTCGGTTAAGTGCGCTCTTAGCCATACTTTTTGTAAGATTGCCTTTTGTGGGATCTCCCCCTGATTGTTGAGGTTGTTCACTAGCTCGTGTTTTAAGTTTTACACCTCTAGGATCATAACTACATATTTGATCAAATGCAGGATTGGCGTTGAATCTTGGCCCAAATTTGTCTGCACTATCAATGCGTTGTCCTAGAACGTTTTGTGTGAGTTTTCCCAGCGCCTGCCAATTAATAACTTCTGGATTGTCAGCACTATCTGCTGCATTACGTTTTGCCACCAATAGATCAAACAATTTATCTTGATTTTCAGTTACTTTTTTTTTGACGCAAGTAAAGTAGCTAGTCTACGACTATAAGCAGCCTCCCGCATGGCCCGACCAGCGGCACCTTCCTCACCACCAAGTTCTGCTCCCATGCCAGCAGCAGCGGCCCCTTCCATATCTGGTGGCCCAACATCTGCACCACCTGGAGCTACTACTCCTGTTAATATACCTACTGCTTGTGATAATGCCTGCCTATTTTTTTCCAATGCAAGATAAATTTCGTCCAAAGCAGGACGTACAGTTTGTTCAAAACTCGTGCTTATATCACTACCCATTTCATCTCTTATAGAGTCTAATAAATCTAACATAGCTTCTGATTTCATTGAAGCTACGTCTTCAAGCCAGCCTGTAATACGGTCAGTCATATCCTTGGCGGCCATGATCAACTCTGCCTTTTCTTCTTCGCCTTCTGTTAGTCTTAAGTCTCGTATTACGCTTTTGGCTCTATCTTCATCTAAATCATAACGAATGATAAGTTCATTAATAATTTCTTCACTTGCATCACGTTCTAATATCAAACGTTGACGTGCATTATCTGCCCATTGTTTTGGAAACTTATAACTACGTAGTCTGCGTAAAGCACTAAAAAATTCTCTAATGTTCCTTTTCTTTTTCTTATGATCTGCCTTAGGCTCTTCTTCATTCTCCATTTCACGCTCTGCAATTTCTTGATTGATAACATCAAGGAACATTTTGTTCTTTTGATACTTATGATCTTCTAGTACACTATCATAACTATTAGTAGATTCAAATTGGCTTTGTTCCGTACGGAGTTTATTACGTGCGTCCATCAATTGCTCAGTCGTAAATTTTTCAAGATTTAATTTATAGCCAAAATGTTTCGCTAGGCTTTCATTTAATGTTTTTGTCGTAATTGGTTTTTTAAGGTCCTTGATGTTCATGCAGAGTTCCTAAATATCAAATATTTATCTAAATAGGTAAGTAAATGCTCCAGTTATTTCTTCTTTATAATATTCTGATCTAACTTTAGCTTGTTCATAACGCCATAAAAAAACATCACGCTTGAATTCATCTTTGGCTCTTTTATACCTTTCTTTAAAATTAATACTATCCGTATAACTATACCAATATCTTTGATCTAGATCTTTCGTCCTACTTAATTCCATTATTCTATTGCATCTATGTTGTTGAGCCGCCATTAAAGCACTAGATTTTAAGTAAAAACTTGCAATATTATTTTTAATTTTTTTACCTATTTGTATAAGATCCCATAAGCCTGATTCATTTTTCCTTACAATATAATTGTGGTATCCTATACTGCCATCTTTTAAGACAGCAGGTATTATTTTATCAACATCACGTAACAAAGTTTCAAATTTAATTACTGCTTGATCAATACTCATTGGCTACCACCTTTGGGTCTAAATGGCCTATCTTAATTAATAAACTTTTACGTATTAAACTTTCTGCGACTTGTTGTTCTCTTTCAGGAAGTGTGCTTAGCCTTGTAGGACGAGTAAGTTTCTTCAATAAGGTACGCTCTTCAATTGAAGTCCATATTGAAAAACTCCGCACAAGTTCACTAACTTTCATAGTCCTGCTAATTTCTTAAGATCATTTAAGTCTTTAAAATTGTTTGTTTTACCTTGAGGTTCAACAAAAGCTACTCGCTTGGCTAGGGCTACAATATCATTTGATTCCATATAACTTTTACTTTGTGTAATATTTTTATAAGCTTTACGCATCATAGCCTTTTCTCTGTATTTGTCATTGTAGCCTGTAGGATAATAACTGTCCTGTACAGACATCATTTCTTGTTCTAAATGATCTATTTCATCCATATTTTCTGGAGTAACTTGATCTTGATTTTGGTTAGGTAACATTTCACCTGGAGCACCTGCTAGATTAATATCCTGTCCAGGTTTAAGACTAAGTTGTCCTGTAGGACCTGGTTGTGCATTAGGATTAACTGTAATATTACCTTGTGGGTCTTTTTGTATAGCCTGTGGATTTTTACTTAGATCCACTGTGATCTCTGTGCCTGTAGGCTGTCCTTTTGACTGTGGTGCAACTATTAACTCATTACCAGTCTGTTTAACAACTTTGGCTGGTTGCATACTAGATTGTTGAGGATTTTCTCTAATCTTGCCAGTTACTTCATAAATTTTCATCTTGCGTCTCCAGGCTCATACTATCAGCCTCTAATTTACTTATATGATTCCTAAGTTTTTCTATAAGACCTTTTGCACGTAACACTTTAAATGTTATATTTTCAACGCTGAGTTCCCCTCCAGTTTCTAAGCCGTGTTTTCGCATATTCTTTATGTCATCAAAAACTTTTTTTATACTTGCAATATTATCACTCCGCAAAGATAGACGGATTTTACCTACGTAATGTTTATACTTGTCTTTTACTTCTAATCTATTAATAGTATCTTTTTGACTATTTGGAATTTGTAACCATTTATTATCTAGGACACTATAGATACCTGCACTTGTATGGGGTTGTTCTATATCTTGTACATATAGTTCTACACTAATGCCTTTAATGGTTATGTTGTAATTAAAGTTAAATTGATTCTTTTTGGCATCAAAGAATTGACGCATAAGATTTTTACGTTTAGGATCAAAAGACACCAATAAATGTAAATCTAAGTCACTTGCCTTACTAAAAGTATAGCCTGCATTACTACCACTCAAAGTTATATCTTTTAATCCTAAATTATTAATGGAGATATAATTAATAAAATTTTTTGCTATTTTTAATAATTTATATCTGACCATAGGGTCTAATTTACCTTTACGCCATATTTTAGGATTTAGTCTTTTATGAAAGATAATTGCGGTGCTAACAAGATCTTCTTGCATTCCATATTTATCTTAGCATTTCAAAATAGATATTGATGGATGGCATGAATAAATTGGTTTTAAATTTACTGGTTTCGGTTAGATCTGCTATATATGGCACTAAACTAAAATCTTTGTTTAGGAGACCAACCTCATCTTCTTCATACAAAAATCTGTACTTACTCTCCACACTCCAATCAAATTTCCAAATGTTATTTAATTCATTGCCCTTCATTCCATATCTTGTTGGTATACCAATTAGGGCAGAGGGTAAATCTTCATAAAATACGTTTGCTCGTAAACCAATTGTATTTAATATGGTGTCAAAGTTTTGTTGTTGACTACGTGCTCGATCTCTACCTTCTTCAAGACGATATTGTCCGGTGGCTGTTATATCTGCAAGTGTATACAATCTATATCGCATACACTATTTAATGATTAAAATGTTTTTAAAAGTTTAAAAATGGAATCACCATGCGCACTGACCCATCCTATTATAATAGCTGCTCCTGTAACAATATAAATCCATTTCATTTTAAATTGTTCAAGATTATCTATTTTTTGATTCATGGCCTTATGTGCCTTTTCCTCATCCTGTTTATTCTCTTCCAATTTTTCATAATAGGCGTCACGATTTATCTCATATTTTCTATCCATATCTTCAAGTTTCTTCATCAGAATAACGTGATTTTCCTTGATATTGGTATTAGCATCCTTTATGTTTTGCTTTATATCATCTACTTTTTCATTTAGGTGTTCAACTTTAGTCTCCACAACACCTAATCGTTCTTCTGTAGTAGGCATATGTTCGGTCCTCCTATTAACTCAAATTATTTATAGTATAATCATTAAAAGTTCTATACGTATAAAAGTTTTGTAAACAAAAAAAGGGCTCCTAAGAGCCCTAGTTTCCCATCCCGATTGAGAATTTTATAGATCAGTTAACTAAACCAAATAAACTTGTAACACTACCAACTTTTACAAGTGCTGTGGTTACTGGAGCTGCGACTGTACCTGCTACACCATCTCCGCTACCACTGCTGTAACCATCTTCAACAAAGTTAACTAGCGCACCTGTGCCACCCATACAACGATCTGCACGACGTGCAATTACATTACTATCTATTGCGTGGCTGTCACCAATTAAGATCATTGTGTCAGCACTGAATTGAATAATAGCTCCTGTTGTACCAAACTCTTGTGCTAATAATTCACGTTTGCTGTGGCGGTATGCTGCTGGAGTACCGTTCACTGGTGTGTCTGAAGCTGGGTCATCTAAGTCTACGTCTGTAACTTCTATTCTCCAAGCACGAATTTGTAAGTGATCATATAATTTGTTATCTACATGACCTATACCTGTCTGACGGCCTGATACTAACGTGCCGCCTACGTCCATTGTCATCATTGGCATAATTTTTCTCCTCTTTGCCTTTGCCCGTCAACTCCACGGGTCTAGTAAATTTATTTATCGATTTTTACAAAATTACTGTCTATTAGGGCTTTTTTGGGAGTTTAAGATTTATTTTTCCTGCTTTCGTGTACTTTATTCATACCACGCTTAAATTTATCACTATCGCCACTGCGGATTGCATTAATAAATCTACGCTCTAATTCAATAGCAGTTTCTAAATTATAATTTTCTTTTATTAATTTTAGAAGATTAATAGCACTACCTACAAGATTTACACCTTTGGTTTCTATAAGATGATCTTTATTCCTTATTAAACTGATTTCGTTTAATTCTTCTAAAATACTTCTTGTGCTTTTTTTCATTAATACCTCTCACCATTTATTTAGCGGTAAGGTTGACAATAATATAAATAGTTTATTATAATATGAACTGTAGAATAAATACCACACTTACACAGAGAAAAAATATAATGACGAAAAAACAATACCTATTAGAAATCTTCAGTAGACTAGCTGGAATGTTTCAAAGTTACCCTTATCAAACGAAATTAGAATCTTACCTAAAAACAAAAAGCATAACAGATTTAGCTATGCTGGAAAAATATATCAAAGAGTTTGTGTATAAAGAGCTATACAAGTGATTTTTTATCAATGACGTGAAATTTCATAAATGAAAAATTATCTCGTAAAAACTTTATTCAAAGTAAATGATACCAATTGGCTATTTAAAGATAGAAAAGAAGAAGGCGATATATTTGCATATTATATGCAAGCTCATGAACTGAGTTTACGATCGTATAATAAATTTTTGAAACCTGACTTTGAATTTAAATTTTACAGTGGTACAGTAGATAATATCAATGAAGCTTTTAGAAATACTTTTTGGTTAATACACGACTTGTGGCATAGTGAGTCTTGCAATATTTTATACACAGATCCTGATACCATGGCTATAAAGCCTGTTAATCCTTGGCATTACCATAAGTTTATGATGTTCAATTATACTTACCCAAAGTCTTTAGAAATAGATGGCCAGGTCTTAGTTGAACATTTCTTCAACGCAGGAGTAAGATACTTTCCTAGTACGATGACAGATTATACTTGGGGATTAGGGCGTAATCTAGCTGCGAATTGGAATAAAAGCAGTTACCATACAGAGCAACTTATACTAAACAATATGCTTTGGAGTCAAGGACTTAAGGTAGAACAGGCATTAGATAAATCTATGAATTGGTCTTTATTTGTTAATATGGATCGTAATGTATCAGATGAATTTAATCAAACAGATATAGATACAGCTAAAATTTTACATTTCCATGCCAGTAGGGATATAAAAATGGTTGTTAAGATAATGGATGATCTATTTGCTCAATTAAATTAACTTAATCAAATAAATATATTATATTTTTTAAGAGTTGTAATAAGCAAGAGTTTGTTAATCAGGGCATTAAAAGATAAAACTGCATAGCAGGTATAACACAAAAAAAGGGGCCCTTGTGCCCCTATATTATTCGTAAGTCACAGTATTAGACTCACCTAATGCCCACTTTGGATTAGTCTCAACTCTATATATTTTAGTACAAACTTTAAAGTCAGGGACTTTAAGATCTTTAGGATTACTAGCAGCATCTAAAAATATACAACGATTGTTGGGTTGTGCTGCATACTGTCCATTATCTAACTCTATAAAATTAAAACTTTTATGATCCTCTGGCCATTCAGAATAGGTAGTATCAATCACATTTGGATCAGCATGTGCCTGGTCAACAGTAAACATATAGGAACCACTATAAACGTTTCTATCTTTTGCGTAAAACTTACAGGTTAAATTTTTTAAAAAACTTTTTTGTATCACCGTTATATCATAGCTAAAACTATCCCATATTTCAAGAGTATCTAAACCTAATGGTGGACCCAAATTTTTATTTCTACTGACAAATGCATGTAAAGGCAATTTATCATATACGGCTCCATAATTAGGCAAATATGCTTCTATCCTAAATGCTTGTCCTCTTATACTTTTTATTGTGATCCAAATACAAGGTTCGTATTCTCCCAATCCTTTTTCAAAATCATACAAAAACTCGCGTTTAATAAAGCAGTGTATTGGAGGTATATTTGCAACTAAAAAGCTCATGATTTTTTGATAAAATCGTATACTTTTTGTAATTGATCAGCATTTAGATCATCCAAATGCTCCTTACCTGTTAGCTGTTTGGTAAGTTTTAAAAAACTAGGCTCATTATCCCAAGGTATGCCTTTGCGATCTGCTAGATCATGTATCATTTTTTTAGTTGTTGATTCAGCTATAAGAACACTATGCTTAAATAGGTCTGGGTTCATCTTGCCCCAGAGACGCATTATGACGGCAGCCTTAGCATTGGCTTCATTTTCATGTTTGCTACCATCTGTACCACTATCAGGACCAAGAACTCCCATACTGTCTTGTTTAAAATGCACCATCTCATGAGCCAGTGTACGCAATACATCCATTATATGCCTATTGGCAATATTAATTTGAATCCTACCATCACTATATCCACCAAAACTACGTAGTTGGCTAGCCTGTTCGGGATTGTTTATTAGTTTCAGTTTAGGAGAGTTCGTGAGTCCCATATATTTACTAGCAAATTTCATAAAATTAGCAACAATATTTTTAATGCCCTTATCTTTTACAGGCTTGTCCTTAAGTTCTTGAAATTTCATAGAAACCTTTTGCTAGTCTGTTGTTCAGGATGGGTTCCTGCCTTACGAGCTAGACAATTTGGACAGCTACAAGTAGTACACCCACATTTTTTACAGTTCTGACCACAATGATGTTCATGATCACAGCTACAAGGGGTATATAGACGTTTCATTTCACCTCCATCTAATAAGTCTAAGAAAGTAAAAGTAGTCATTGTGCCAGTATAGTTAAGTTTCCATTACTATTATAAGTTCTTGCTGCGACTTTATCACCTTTAGTAAAAGCAACCTGTAGTGGAAAACCAGCAGGTAAAATAAAACTTGAAGTAGTGGCTACAGGATTAGCGCCAAATGCTATAAAATGCGCTTCATTTGTAATTAGAACTATCTTATCAGCATCTATTACTGCACTTTGACTGCTTGTGGTTGATGTTGGTAGTGTTTGAAATCTAGCAGTTCTATCTACATCATATAAACTTAGTTTTTTGTCCATACTAACTCCATTTTGAATATTTATCTATAAATAATACTATCATGATAGATAAAATCCACTTCAGACGCTTAATTGGCGACTTAAAAAATTCAGGCAAATATCGTGTATTCAATAATATAGTCCGTGAAAAGGGTTGTTTCCCCAACGCAATTTGGTACGGTCCATACGCAATCAAGAACATCGTTAACTGGTGCTCTAACGATTACCTCGGAATGGGTCAGCACAAAGTTGTCATAGACGCAATGCATACTGCACTAGATCAAACTGGTTCAGGATCAGGTGGTACTAGAAACATAGGCGGGACCAGTACATATCACGTTGCTTTGGAAACAGAACTAGCCTTTTTACATCGTAAGGATCGTGCATTACTATTCACAAGTGCCTATGTGGCTAATGAATGGAGTCTTATCGCATTGAGTAAAATTATACCTAATATACACTTTGTTAGTGATAGCAAAAATCATAATAGTCTTATTATAGGTATAAGTCATAGTAGAGCTCCAAAAACTATATTCAAACACAATGACATGGAAAATCTTGAGGGCATATTAAAAACCATTAGAGACGCTGGAGAAACTCCTTGTGTAGTATTTGAAAGCGTATATAGTATGGATGGGGTTTGTAGTGTTATGGAGGAAATATGTGACCTTGCTGACAAATATGAGGCTGTTACCTATATTGATGAAGTACACGCTGTGGGCTTATATGGCGAGCGTGGTGCAGGTAAATTGGAAGAACTTAAACTTCAACATCGTGTAGACATAGTAAATGGTACTTTAGGTAAAGCTTATGGAGTCCAGGGCGGATATATCGCTGCAGATAGTGAAGTAATTGATGCAATACGTAGTGTAAGTCATGGTTTTATTTTTACTACTTCAATGAGTCCAGTTACCTGTGCAGGGGCGTTGAGTGCAGTTAAGTACCTGAAAGAACATAATGAACTTAGAGAAAAGCATCAAGAGCGTGCAAATAGGCTAAAGACATTACTAAAACAAAATAACCTTCCAATGATGAACACTAGTACCCATATTGTACCTGTGCTAGTAGGACATGCTGTCCGTTGTAAAGCTATGAGTGATGCTCTACTTGAAGATCATAACATTTATGTGCAACCTATAAATTACCCTACGGTAGCAGAAGGCACAGAAAGATTACGTTTTGCCCCCACTCCGTTCCACAATGATGGTATGATGGAAAAATTAATTATAGCTTTAAAGGATGTTTTTAATCGGATATAAGGCTTGATCGTAGCATCCAACGATGTTTGCTATGAGCATCAATTCTAGAAGCAATAAAATCACTAAAGCCATATTCATTATGGCTTTCACTTATTTGAAAAACTAATTTCAATAACTTGATTAGTTTTTCATTATCTTCTAACAGCATGGCAACCATTTGGTCTTTAGGTAATATATCAGTTTCATCCTCTAATATTGCAAGCATACTAAATCTACTAAAACTTCCAGGTACATAGGTTCCTAAGGCACGTATTTTTTCTGCAAAATCATCTATTGCACCATATACTTCTTCATATATTTTACCAAATAGATCGTGATATTCTAAAAAATCTGACCCTTCTACGTTCCAATGAAAATTATGTGCTTTCAAATAAAAAGCAAATGTAGTACTAAATGCTACTTTGGCTGCTTTATGTAGTTCTTCCATTTAGCACCAACTCTGTTTAGCCTCACCATAATATTCACGAGCATAGCCATTCTTTATTAATTCCGCACGGAGACTTACACCATTAAGAATCAAGTCCCCTAGTACACGGCCACCAAACTTATCCCAACCATATATTATTACTTTAGGTTTTTGAGTGTTTGTCACTGCATTTTTTGTAAATGTAGTGGCAGCCTGTCCACGTTGATCTTCACTGTCGCATTGTGCTCTATGTCCCTTCTCTGGAGTATCTACTCCATATATCCGTACAGCGAGTTCTGGTTTTAGGGGTGCTGGTAAGAACCTAGCACTTATAATAACAGTGTCGCCATCAGTAACACGTAAAATTGTAGTATCATACATTACTCCATTAGGCATTTTTTGTGCCAACGTCACTAATGGTAACAAGAATACTATTAAAAGTAGTTTTTTCATAACATATTTATTAGAAATTGTTATTGAACCAACCAATTTTCCGTCCCTCTAATATACGACGATCGTGTTCTTCTACAGTGCTTGGATACCGCCAAGCCCAAATTGCAACACAAAACATAAAAATGGCAGTATATATAATGCCACGCATAGGAACTTCGCCTGTATACATAAGTATAAGGCTTAAAGTCATACTGCCCAACATAAAAAATTTCAGCTTTAGAGGAAATACACGTTTTGTGTTCCAATTGGCTAGAAATTTACCAAATATTCGATGATTCATTATCCAAGCATGTAAGCGTGGGCTGGATTTAGCAAAACAATAGGCCGCGAAAACTACAAATGGACTATAAGGTAATCCTGGAGTAATGACTCCTATATATGCCATGCCTAAGCTAATAAATCCAAAACACATCCAAAAATATTTTTTCATAATTTTCCCCAACTATTTACACTCTTACATATTAAATTGACTTTTCCAGATTGACAATAGTTCATCGTCAAATACTTTCTTTGTCTTATCGTTAAGCTCTAACTTAATAAAGTTCTTCTTAAACTTAGTTCTATCAAAATACTTATCGGAGGTATTCTGTAAGCATTGACATAACTGATCCGCAAGGACTATGTTATTTG